ACAATGACACTTTAAAATTTATTAGAAATGAGATGACAAGTGGTAATTTTAGTTGGTATTATTCTTGTGTTACTTATCCAAAAGATCCTGGTTTTGTTTTTACACATAAATTTTATCACATAGAGGGTGGTATAAAAAGTGGTAGATTTAATGATTTAATTATACCTATATTAGGAAACATAAAATATAAAGTTTTAAGAAGAATTAAAGCAAATTGTTATACAAAAAACGAAAATCATATAAAACATGAATTTCATATTGATGATAAAATAAAACATAAAGTGGCCTTATTTACAGTTAACACAAATAATGGTTACACAGAATTTGAAAATGGTGAAAAAATACCATCAATAGAAAACACATTAGCACTTTTTGATGGCAATGTTAAACACAGAAGTGTAGTACAAACAGATGAAAATTTAAGAATAAATATTAATATAAATTATGATGAGGAAATATGGAACAATTAAACTATAAAATAGTTAAACAGGCAATATCACTTGAATTAGCAGATTTTGTCTACAAATATTTTTTATTAAAAAGGAAAGTAGCTTTACATCTATTTAAGACCAACTATATTTCTCCTTATAATCCCGATTATGGTTCTTGGGAAGACACACAAATACCTAATACATATTCTCTTTATGGAGATATAGTTATGGATACTTTGCTTGAAAAAGTAAAATTAACTATGGAAAAAGAAACTGGTTTACAGCTAATTGAGACATATTCTTACGCCAGAATATATAAAAAAGGAGATATATTAAAGCGTCATAAAGACAGGCCTTCCTGTGAAACTTCTTGTACTCTGAATCTAGGTGGTGATGAATGGCCCATTTTCCTTGAACCTTCTGGCGAAGAAGGTAAAGAAGGTGTAAAAGTGTTGCTAAATCCAGGAGATATGTTAATATATGAGGGTTGCAACTTAGAACATTGGCGAGAACCCTTTGAGGGCGACAATTGTGGTCAAGTATTTCTTCACTACAATAATGTTAATGGTGAATTTGCAGAACAGAACAAGTACGACGGAAGACCTTTCCTTGGCTTGCCTGCATGGTTTAACAGTCACAATCAATAAATATTGGAGATTTAATGTTATTAGGACACACGGCTTTTGCAGAACAGGCTTTTCAGGATCCACGATTGGATGCTGTGCATAATATTGAATTTGCAGAAACGGGGTTTGGTATGACATTTACTTTAGGTACTGAGGTAGCAACAGGTGGAGCAAATGTTACTATTGAAGGAACAGATTTAAGTGCTACATTTAGCATTGGTGATGAAGATGCATTTGGAACTAGTTTTCAAAATCTTATTTCATTTAGCACTGGAAATCCTGACTTCTTTATTTGGAATGCAACAGATGATAGTGAAACATCAACATGGTCTGATGTGGAACCAGGATCAACCGATTAGGAGATAAAATATGGCAGATGATGCAAGTGTTTCATTAACAGTTACAGTTTTACCTGATGAGATATCAAAAGAAATTTCAGGATCTATGACAGTATCACCAGATGATGCTAATGATAAATGGTATTATAAACTAACAGCCATTACAACAACTAGCGCTGATTTAATTGCAGGTCGCTTTATTGATTACACAGCCGTTGATCAAGATACTGATATGACAGCGGTAAGTACAAGTGATAAAGTAAAATTTTTATTCATTAAAAACACAAGTTCAGCAGATGGAATTGTTATTTGCCTTGACGGTGGAACAGCAGCTAATGATTTAGCTGATGGTATATTTATTGGACCAAGCCAATCATGGTTTGGAAGATTACCAAATGTAACCGTTGCTAATATTCACGCTATATCTTCTGATGTAGCAGATGCAGGCGATGCAACAGCAAATGCAATTGTTGCAGCTTTAATAGATGACGTGGCATAAGGAGGATTAAATGGCATCAACATATTCAAGTACACTTAATTTAGAAATTCAGGCAACTGGAGAGAACTCAGGAACATGGGGTACAATAACAAACAACAATTTACAAAAATTAGAATCAGCTATCAAAGGCTATGTATCTGTAGCTATTGCTAGTACTTCTGATTCTTTAACTGCATCTGATGGATCAACAACAGATGAACAAAGTAACGCAATAATTAAATTAACAGGCACACTTACTGGTAATACTACCATGCAGTGTGAAGCTGTAGAGTCCTGGTATATTGTTGATAATGCAACAAGCATGGGAACATATACACTTGGATTCAAACCTGCTGGTGGAACAGCAGCTTCGCTTGTATCAAGTTCAAAACATTTACTTTATTCAGATGGATCAACCATGTTTGATGTTCTAGCTGACTGTGGAAACATAGCGGCAAACGGGACACTAACAGTTTCAGGAAATGTAGAATTTGATGGTGGTAGTTTTATATTTAATCAATCATCAGCGGATGTAGATTTTAGAATTGAAGGAAACGGTGATGCTAACTTATTTTTTACTGATGCAGGAAATGATAGGGTTGGAATTAAAACAGGTTCACCTTCAACAGAATTACACGTTGTAGGTGGTATTAAAGCAACAGGTGATATTGATTTTGATGGTGGCGGATTTGTATTTAACGAATCTGGTGCTTCTGTTGATCTTAGAATGGAAACAAATACATTAGCGAATGCTTTCTTTGTAGATGGTTCAGCTGATAAAATTGGTTTTGGAACTAATTCTCCAGCTGGAGCTGCAGTAGAAATTAATCAAGCGAATTCTTCTGGTGCCATTGCATGTTTAGCATTGGATCAAGATGATGCAGATGAACCTTTTATTAAGTTTGATGGTGATAGTCAATCAGATACTTCAGGAAATATTACAACTGATACAAGTATTGGATCTTTAACTGGATATATTCGTGTTGATGTTGCTGGAACAGATCGCTGGATACCTTATTACGCAACTAGTTAGGAGCTTTAATGCCGTTACAAAAACTGCAAGTAGCACCTGGTATAGATAAACAAAATACCGAATACGGTGCAGAAGGAAAATGGGTAGATAGTGACAATGTTCGCTTTCGTTATGGACAACCTGAAAAAATTGGTGGTTGGGAAAAAGTTTCAAGTGACGCGCTCCTTGGCGCAACACGCGCTGTCCTTACATGGTCCAGCAATGCCGGCGTTAACTACGCTATGTACGGAACTAATAAAAAACTCTATGCATATTCTGAAGGAAGTTATGGTGATATAACACCAACACGTGGAACAGGATCTATTACACAATTTGCAACAACATCAGGATCAAAAACAGTTACGGTAACAGATGCATCACATGGATGCTTAATTGGCGATCATGTAACTATTTCTAGTGTAAGTGCTGATAGAGGTGGTATTACACAAGCTAATTTACAAAATGAATTTGAAATATTAACGGCTGTTGATGCTAATACTTATACAATTGAATCACCAGCTGCGGCTTCATCTTCTGCAACAGGTTCAACAGCAACTGCAACTTATCAAATTAATTCAGGACCAGCGACATCTATTTATGGATATGGATGGGGTGCTAGTGTGTGGGATTCAACAGGTGATTCTGATAAAGGAACATGGAATGTTACACGTGAAGGATTAACAGGTTCACAAGAAGTAAAATTAATAGCAGAAAACTGGTCACTTGATAACTGGGGTGAAGATGTTTTAATACAAAGATTTGATGGTGGTTTATATTACTGGGATACTTCTGATGGATTATCAAGTAATGTTGCAGAATCAACAACTGTATCATCAGCACCAACTAAATCTAGATTTATGTTAGTATCTGGTGATGATCGTCATGTTATTTGTTTTGGAACAGAGACAACTATTGGAACAACCACTACACAAGATAATATGTTTATTCGTTGGTCTGATCAAGAAACAGTAAATACGTGGACACCTTCATCAACCAATACTGCTGGTTCACAAAGATTAACATCTGGAAATAAAATTATTGCAGCTGAAAGATCTAGGGGTGCTGTACTTATTTGGACGGATCTTGCGTTGTATCAAATGCAATTTATTGGTCCACCTTTTACTTTTGGATTTAAACAATTAGGTTCTAACTGTGGCGCTGTAGGAATAGATGCTTCTATTGATATTGGTGGTATAGCTTATTGGATGGGTAATGATTCATTCTTTATTTTTGATGGTGCAGTTAAAAAAATACCATGCACTGTGCAGGATTATGTATTTGATGATATTAATAAGAATGCATTAAATGAAATTTATTGTTCATCAATTTCAGATTTTAATGAAGTAGTGTGGTTTTATCCATCAGCAGATTCACTGCAGATAGATAGACACGTAACATTTAATTATGCAGAAAACTTATGGTATACTGGCACATTATCACGAAGCACATGGGCCGACCGGGGTGTTTATCCAAACCCATACGCAACAGAATATGATTCTTCTGATTCTACTTCAACTATATCTACTATTTATGGAAACAAAGCAGGGCGTACTTTTGTGTATGCG